CTACACAAAATACATTCAATGGTAATGGGTCCAATTTGGGACCCTTTTCTTTTACCTTTAAGTGGCTTGAGTCTACTGATATTAAAGTTAGTGTTGGTGGTGTACTGAAAACTGCTGGTACTCACTACAACTTACAAGGACTTAACTACACAACTAAGACTGGTGGTCAGGTCCTGTTCACAGCTGGTAATGCACCACCGGTTGGTACCAATAACATCCGTATCTATCGTGATACTGATGATGAAGCATTGTCAGCTGTGTTCTCTTCTGGTTCTGCTATTCGAGCTAAGGACCTGAATGATAACTTCACCCAAAACCTATACGTTACTCAAGAGACTAATAACAACTCCCTTAATGTTGATGGATCTAACCCTATGGTTGGTCCACTCAATATGAATGGGTTCCAAATCACCAACCTACCTGTACCTGCAGTAGACACTAATGCTGCTACTAAGAAGTACGTTGATGACCGCTTTGGTAACCTTGATATTCCCGGCCATACTCGTTGGCGTAAGGTAGCCACTGCTAACCAGACTACCTTCTCCGGTACTGGTGACTATGGCGGTGTCTTGGCTTACTCGCCAACACGAGAGCAGGTATATATCAATGGTGCCTTGCAACAGCGTAGTGTTGATTATGCTGCTGATAACGGTACTAGTGTTGTCTTCACTGTTGGTCTTACTGTTGGTGATGTTGTTGACATTATTTGTGTTAACAACTTGACGAATAGTTCGGTTAGCAATGCTGGTAACATTACCTATAGTGGACAGTTTACTGGTCAGACTGCTAGGACTGTTGCAGCTAAGCTTACTGATGTCGTCTCAGTTAAAGACTTCGGTGCAGTCGGTGATGGGGTGACGGATGATACGGCGGCTATTCAAGCGGCTATTAACTCCGTAAGCCATACAACTTGGCAAGGAAGTACAGCTGCTATGTATACTAAAGGTGGTGGTACTGTTTACTTTCCACCTGGCCGGTACAGAATTACTCAAACGCTTTTAGTCGGACAACATTGCCGTCTGCTTGGAGTAGCTACAAATGGATATTATTTACCATCAAGTAGTTCCTTCAATGGATCTTCGATTGTTGCAGACTTCTCTAACCCTAATAGTTGGGTTATCTCTACGGCAAACTACATAGCAGCCAGTGGAACGCTGAAGGGATATAAGGCCGCAGTATCTGGAACAGCTGAACTTGACCTAGGTCTGGTTTCCTTTACGCATGGTGTGGTCATAGAGAATCTGGTTGTCACCACAACTTCTTTAGTGTACGGTGGTATCCGTCTCCAAGCTTCGCCAAACTCCCGTTTGCAAAACGTTCATGTTGCTGGAGTCAGGTTTGCTTATCTGGTGAATGCGAGTTGGGGTGTTGACTGTAGGAGCCTATTCTCTAAAAGCTCCTTAGCAGGTTTCTGTGCTGCGTTGGACGTAAATGGTATTAGCGTAACTGGTGGATATTTCAATAGAGACCCCGGAACCCCTGACACACTGGACAACTCAAGTCGGCCTGATTGGATGGTTACTGCTGATATGGGTCCCACTGTTGGATTACCAGATGTCACCACCAAAAGATTTGGTATGTTTGTTTATTACACAAACAGTTTCACTGCATCCAACGTGATTACAGAAACTTGGGACTATGGACGTTTCTATGGGCAGAACAGGGGCTTCTCTGAATCTTCCGCGTATATCGAAGGGTGTACAGAGGCGCTGTTTGCCATGTTTACACACTTTGGAACAATTAACGGAATCTATTCGTTCAACCCCTCCATCACAACCGGCTACAGGTTCGGTTTAAATTGTGATGTAAATCTACTTGGCTGCCCAGTTAGCGGCTACTCAGGCGAATTCCAGTTTGGAAACACAATCAGAATTCACGCATCCAACCCGGAGGCGTGGACCTACTCAGATTATCTAACGTTTGTAGGTTTTCAGCCTAAAACAATCCGAGTATCTGCAACTGGTACCACTGGCGCAATGGCAAGCTCTACGACTTATACTACCTTGAATGAAGCATTTAGGCGAATCAGTGTAAGTAAACAAAGCGAGTGGACAATCATCATCAAAGACGGCGACACAGTTTCCACTGTTGATCCTCAGGCTTGGTCAGGCAAGAACGTTCTTATTCAGAAGGAATCTAGTGGATCTAATCCGACAATGCGTTGTCTTGTTGTGTCTGGTAGTCCAAAATACCTGGTTTTACGCGGTAACAACACCATTGACATAAGAGGCGTCAATCTGGATTTCACTGGATCCACAACTCCATCTGATGGTACACTTGCGGGTTGGTTCTTTATTGATCAGTATGCCGCCCACAATCTTACTGTATCGTTTACTGATTGTGCAATAGCCCTGCAGACAGCTTGGGCATTGCTTCAGCAAGGTTATTCGTCAGCTTCCAATATCTTTTCAACATTCCGCGGTTGTACTATTACAGGAAGTTCGACGGCTAGAATTCATTCAGGAGCCTATGCCAGTGAAGCATCGACGAATGTGATAAACCGCCAATATGCGACCACCGTTGATGCGTCTATCAAAGCTATCGGCTCGAATGGATGGGTCAATACCAACAACATTGCATCCAACTTCTAATCATTATGGCACTTACACAAACTATTCAAGTTGGTACTACCACATTTACTGACGCTTTTATCCGTATTGATCGTGTGATCATTCCACGTAAAGGGTTTGATGGCGAACGTTTTGTAGAAGCAGTTGCTGCTATTCACGAATCTGAAGGATCTAAACCAATTGATTTCCGTGGTTATTATTTTAATTTAGATATGGATGGAGAAAATCCGGTAAAGCAAGCATATATTCATCTTAAAACTCTCCAAGAGTTTGCTGACGCGGTGGATTGCTAATGACAAAAACACGTGACTTAGCTGACCTGGGTGGAGGTTTCATCCAGGCCGGTACTGGTGCTGTGCAGCGCACCGTTGAATCAAAGCTGCAAGACTATGTATCAACCGCAGACTTTGGCATCCCTGGAGATCTGACTGACCCTAACGGAGACAACCACGCCAAGCTGGAGAAAGCTGCTATTGCTGCTGTTAATGCGTCGTTGCCACTCAAGATCGTTGGGCGCATCCTTGTTAGTGATACTGTCAACTTTGACTCTGCTTCAGCGCCTTATGGTGGGGGCGGCACTGGTCGGGTTCTTGTCATCGACGGCCAAGCAACTGGTGCAGGTCTTACTGGCTCTGGCATCTACGGCAACGCAGCCAGCTTTACTGGTACATCCAAGAAGGTTGTTCTCTACAAAGGTCAAAACAGATCGTCTATTTCAAACCTGAGTATTGGCCTTTACCAGCCGTCATCTACATATACCTACGCAACCCTGGGCAATGTAGTCCTGTTGTGGGTTCAATCCACTGACCGACTGATTATTGAAAAGTGCCGTATCGGCGGGATGACCCGCCCTGGCGCTACAGACATCGGGCCAGGTGAGGCAATCCGATTTGATGACTGCATGTCGTGCTGTGTTCGAGAATGCGACATTCAGTATGTCTCAAAGAAGGGCATCAGCTACACAGCAACCGGCGGAGCCACCCGCACGGGTACATCGTTCAAAATCAACGGCTGCCATTTCAGTGTTGGCAACCCTACAGCCGCATCTCGTGACGATTGTGAAGCCTTGGACCTTGGAGGTACGCAAGCGTGGTTTATCAATCAATGTATCTTTGAGAACAATAATAAAGGACGTGCTGTCTTGATGGATGGCGAACACAACGTTCTTAGGGATTGCTGGTTTGAGGGTAACTACGACACGCTGCTGATGGCAGGCGGTATTGGCAATGTAGTTAAGGATAACTATGGTATTGGTTACGATCCAACACTTTCATACATTGAAGGTTATCTAACTTATACACCACCTGCGGGCGTTCTTGCTATTGGATCACCTAATGCAACTGCCATCGCAAACTCAACTATTGAGTACTTCAACTTCTATCAAAAGGGGTCGCAATTCCCTGGCAATACAACGTTCAAGCAAAACCTAACAATCACTGGCCAAGTCAGTGTAGATACTCTTAAGACTTACAAAACAGGTAGCGGAATTAACGTTGTTGCTGGTGCTACTAGTAGTCATTCAACGGTAACAAACGATCAAACGCATCTAATTGTAGACCATTACGCCGGAAACATTGCGGGTATTCGGTTGGCCAATGCTGGAACGGTAAAGGCTAGAGCGTACACAAACGTCAACGATGTCAATGCAGGATTAGTCGTATATCTTGACGATACACGTCGTATTAATATCAGCAATCCTAACGGTGATCAATACTACATCGCTCCTACATATTTTATTCCGGGCGACAATAACGTTAAGAAGTTGGGAGACAATGGCTACCGCTGGAGCGAGGTGTTTGCTGTCAACGGTACAATCAACACTTCAGATGCTAGAGAAAAACAGCAAGTACGTGATATCACCGACGCAGAACGTGCTGTAGCACTAAAGGTGAAAGGACTCCTAAAAGCCTACAAGTGGAATCATGCAGTTGAAGCAAAAGGCGACGACGCAGCCCGTTGGCATTTTGGTGTTATTGCTCAAGAGCTTGCCGATGCCTTTACATCTGAAGGACTTAATGCCGCCGACTATGGAATGTTTACCTACGGCGAATGGCCTGAAGAGAAGGATGTTGACGGTAATGTGATTAAAGAAGCCGGTAATGCTTACGGAGTAAGATACACTGAACTACTTGCATTTATCCTTTCTGTACTTTAAGATTCATGATCACCATCCTAGGCATCAAAGTGTCTTATGAGACGCTTGCCTTTTTCATCCTTTTCATTTCTTCTGAATATCTCGGAATTGTGAAAAAGCGTCGCGCTAACAGCGTTACTCAAGCCATCACTATGGCTGCTGCTTATTTTAGCAAAACACGTACTGAAGATGACACAGTGCGTCGTATTCGTCGTGCCTTTAGAGGAAAGTAATCACCATGGTACTGCTGCAAGTAAAGCAGTACTACCCACAAACTGATAGTGCAACAGGTCACGGAGATCGGATGTGCTTTAGCTCCACATGTGCTATGGCTGTCAAGTATCTCCTACCTGATGTGCTAAAGGGTAGTAATGCTGATGATGATTACCTCCGTACTGTGTTGAAGTACGGCGATACCACCTCCTCTACAAGTCAAGTCAAAGCCTGTCAGCAGTACGGTGTCTTTGCTTCTTTCTACACCAATGGAACACGTCAGAACCTTATTAACGAACTTAAGAGCGGCTATCCAGTTGCGACTGGCATTCTCCATAAGGGACATGTATCCAATCCAGTGGGTGGTGGACACTGGATGTTACTCATCGGTGATGACGGTGAGAATGGCATCTTCCATGATCCCTACGGTGAGATGGATAACGTCAACGGAGGGTACGTTGCTATTGGTAGCGGAGGTAAAGACGTTAAGTACTCCTGGAAGAACTGGCTACCACGGTGGGAAGTAGAAGGTCAAGGTACTGGCTGGTTTATGACTTTTCGACCAACCAATACACCGCAACCCCTAGCTCCCGTAGAGAACACCTGGGAGGGAGTTATCACTGCCGCTAAAGTAGCTGGAGCTAAGTTTCCAGAAGTTGTTGCTGCTCAGTGGGCATTGGAGAGCGGATACGGTAAGCACACCTCTGGTAAAAACAACTACTTCGGTCTTAAGGGCTCCGGCACTGACCACGAAACTAAGGAGTTCTTAAACGGCCAATGGGTCACTATTAGAGCTGGATTTATTGATTTTCCTGACTTGCAATCCTGTGTGTCGTACTTGGTACAACGCTGGTACAAGGACTACAAAAACTACAAGGGAGTCAATCGAGCATCTTCTGCGGAGGAGTGCTGCAAGCTTCTAGTTCAAGAGCGATACGCCACCGATCCTCAGTACGCCGAAAAACTAATCCGACTAATGAGGGACAATGCCTAGCACTACTTACAATATCACACCTGGTAGGTTCTCACGAGAACTACCTGTAACAACTCAAGCACATTTCAAAAGCTCTACAGCTAGTACTAACGCAACATTAATTAGAGGTAGTGCTGGTTCTGTCTTTAACATTATTGTACACAATACGCACGCTGGTGGCGGTAGCTCTATAACCATCAGGTTCTACGATAAGGCTACGGCTCCTGTTGTTGGTACCGATGTACCTATGATTATTTTCCATGTCCAGTCTAATGACTCTAAAGAGCTTAACTTTACTAGCGGCATTACTTTTAAAAATGGTATCGGTTACTCTATCACAGCTGGTAACAGCTTGTTGGATGCTACCGCTGTCGATGCTGATGGTGTTCAAGTCTACATCGGGTACATCTAATGATTGAAACTGCTATTGCTGGAGCTATCTCTTTAGTCATTGGCGTTAGTGGTGGGGTACTCGCTGTTAGCTCTAAATCTAACTCACGTATGGATGAAATTGATAAACGTATTGACTCCATTGAACTAAGATTTGCTGAGAAGTACGTACCACGCCAAGAACTAGCCACTGCCTTACAAAAGATGGAGGATCACATGATCCGCATCGAAAACAAATTAGATCAGATTGTACTGAGAAATGGCTAACAAGAAAGCAACGGAGGACATGTTCAATGAACTCCATAACATGGTTACTCAAGAGCTACTGAACCGAATCAAAAGCGGTGAAGCTTCTACTGCTGATCTAAAGGCAGCTTGTGATTGGCTATCCAAGAATGACATCAGTGGTGTCGCCTACGACGGTAACCCTCTTGATAAACTTGCCACCATTATGCCCAAGGTAGATCCCGAACTTATCCAAAAGAGGTTATATGGCAAGTCGTACGTCTAACTATTACAAGAATAACCCTAAAGCTAAAGCCAAACGACTTAAGCAACAAGCTGAATACAACAAAACAAAAGAGGGTCTTAAGATCCGTACTAATGCTAATAAACTAAACCGTAAGCTTGGTACTTATGGTAATGGTGATGGTATGGATGCTTCCCATACGGGTCCCAATAAAGGCAAATTAGAGTCCCCTAAAGCTAACCGTACTCGCCCACGTAAGGGTAAAAAGTATGGCTGATTCACTAAAGATTAAACCGTCTCCACAGATTGCACGCACCATCAAACTCCTTACTGACGGTACTATGTCTAAGTGGAGTAACGGTCGAATCCCTAAATTAAGTAGGGAACAAGCTATTGGATTTACTGCTAACTTAATCCAAGAGACTGGTTCTGCTGACCTCAGCAACCTTGATGTGGTTGAACAAGGTAGAGCTGAGGGACGAGGTATCGGTCAGTTTACTGGTGCTAGGCGTCAAGCTTATGAACAATGGGCTAGTCGCTATCCAAATAGGAATAATCCTGATGCTCAGCTGCAATATGTTGCTAAAGAATATCGTGGTGATTTTGACCCTAATGGTAACTCACTAATCGGCTATACAAAGTCATTTGAACAGGCACCTAAGGGCATTACACCACAGGATGCTGCATTGTACTTTAGTCGTACATACTTTAGACCTAATGAGCCCCACAATGAACGTAGAGTTGACTACGCTAAACAGTTAGACCAGGCTTACCCTGTTGCTGCACCTAAACCTAAACCAATGCCTACACAGCAGACTGCCTTAAAGAAACAGTCTCCATTGAAGATCTTCGGCATTACTCTTCCATTCCAATGATGTGACACCGCTACTTCCTAGTCCTGATCACTACCTCCACAACCTAATAACGATGACAAGCTCTGAAGCAAAAAGGCTACACCGTCGTGCAATTAAGGAATACTTTAATTGTCAATGCGTATACTGCGGAGAAACTTATGAACTACATGAACTTACACTTGACCACGTTCGCCCTAAGTGTCTTGGTGGCGAAGACCTTACTTCAAATTTGGTACCCAGCTGGAGGAAATGCAATCAGGCTAAAGGAAGTAGCAATTGGCTACAATGGATGAGGGAGACATTTGGTC